GCCCAAACACCAGCGGCAAGATAAGTGTCGATAAGGTTAGTAAGCAGAACCCTCGAAAGCCGATTCATGACGAAATCAACTGCATCATTTATCGGATCATAGGGGTTGTCATACTCATTCCTATCATCCTCAGTAACATCCTTATGGAAGGCAAATTCCTCGATGGTGTAAGCCTGCTTGTCAGTTGCGAAGTCGTCGCCAGCAGACTCAGTTGCTCCCGACCGTCTGTAAGCGTCTACACTACCAACCTTAAACCAGTCGGATTTATTATACTTTGCCAAATAACCAGTAAGCCGTGTCGTAGGAACCGCAGGGAAGATATCAAAAGCTTCAAGTGGATTATCCACCATGTAGCGATTCGCTACGTTTCTGACATATGCCGGAGCAATTACGTCTGACCAATGTGCCATTTTTTACCTCCTTACAGCAAGTCTACTTTAATCTTTGTGTTCGCCTTAGTGCAAGCCTCTAAAGCAACAGCGCGAACATGGTGAGTGCCAAGAGTGGCTTTAGTAAAAACGCCATCATTTGCAGCGGTTCCGTTAGGGGAACTTGAGCCATTTGGGGTAAGAGGATCGTAGGCAGAAATAGCTCCTACAGCACCATCACAGTAAGCTTCGCAATGGCCTCTTACAATAATCTCAGACGGAAGACCTGCCTCTTTTCCGTAATAAACAACTCCCATTGCCATCTGGCCGACCTGAGTGATTACAGCGCCGTCATAACCTACGACTCTGCCCTCCTGCTCTACCAAAGAGACTGAGGGAACTACGTTTCGATGTTCAGTATACTGTGTCCACATGGTTTACCTCCTTATTAGTCGCCCAATGCGGCAGCTGCTTCAGGGTTTCTCTGTGCCCAGATTGAAGCCGCCTGTGCATAGGAAACTTTCTCGTCTTTCATGATTTTTTCAATGTCAGAAGCCATTCTCTCTTCGGTTTCCTTGATGATAGCATCATCAGACCCCTTCTTCGCCCCAAGCTCTTTGATGGTTTTCTGCATCTGCGCGAATCTTTCAGCAATGCTATCAATCTCATCCTTGGAGAGCTTACCGTAAAAGCTCATACAGAAATCAGCTACCTTCTGATCATTGACCTTTGAGAAAATGTCCTTGGACATATTATCTTTCTCAAGAGATTCAATCCGCTTATCCCTTTCAAGAAGTTCCTTCCGAATGTCCTCAGCAAGTCCCTGATACTTCTTGTCTTCCTTGACAATATAAGAATCCTTCTCAAGAACATCATGAGTCTCGCTATTATACACCTTTTCCTTACCATCTTTTGCAATAACAAGATTTTTTGCGGTGTTAATAACCTTCTCGTCCTTACCAAGAAGTTCCTTGATAAGATCATCTTTCTTGATATGCTGTGTGATAATCTCAAGAACATCCTTTGTGTCGAGCTTAGGTTCAGTTTCCTTCAGTTCCTCTTTGATAACTTCAGGAATATCTGAGTCCTTTGCCAACATAGCCAAAAGCTGCAACAGCTTATCCATTTCTAATCCTCCTTTGTCCTTTTGTAAGATAAACTTCTTTTTGTTCTTTGGCATAGCGGCTAAACTAACCTCATCAACTCTCATTTTCTTAATTAACTTACCCATAGAACGCCTCCGTTTGTGTATGATTATAATGAAGGACTAAGAGGAAGGTTGTCAAATCAGGTATTTTTGGGGAAATAAAAAAGCCCCAGCACTTACTGGGGCAAAACCTTGAGGAGCCCAGAAAAGATGATTAAGTGTTTATGGAGTCTAGGATATACCCACCCAGGGAAAATCCTTTTATGATACCTTTATCTATTTGTTTTATCAGCTCTTTATCCTTAATAAACCATCGCTGACACCATGTTCCTTTTTTAATCTTTGTTCCCTCTATTTCTGCATCGAAGGGCATTATGTAGCTTTCAGCTAACCATGCTTCCTCAGCAACTATACGTATTGAATGGCGATAGGCAATGTTGTAAAAATCTTTATTGTACACATAGCAAGCATCTTTAATAGCTTCTTCAGTGTACTCATCACCATCAGCATCTTTTTCATTAGGTACAGCAACAATACCGAAAATTTCCCTTACTTCGTTATCTGTTGTCTTTTGAATCATTTGAAAAGGGATATCTTTCTTTACCTCCTCACCAAGGCTTAAAAGTTTCTGTGCTTTTGTCACAACTTCAGGATAGCCATATTTCACACCAGTAACTATAGCAGCTTTAAGAAGCTCCTTTGAAACATTACCCTTTTCGTCTTTAAAAGGAAATAGTCTTTTGTCGTCTTTTACTAAAAGAAAACAATCCTCTGGCATTTGCTTTCTTTTATATTGCGTAGAATAAATATCATACGTCTTCTTTGGGATTGTTAGTTTTCTACTTAGGTTTGGCATATCTGTCTCCTTCTTTTTTCTCAAAGTCTATATTTAAAAGCTCAAGCATGGCTTTCTCAAGGGTTTCTGTTGGTATAACAGCTCCAGCTTTAACAAGATCAGAGATGAATTTACCTATGTTAGAGAGTTCTCCATAGTTAGGTATTCTAAGCTTTATCTTAGGCTGATTTTTAATACCGTTATATTTACATATCTTTGTGATGACTTGTCTGTTAAAAGTGTTTGCTATTGCTGATGCATAGCTTTCACAAGCACTAATAAAGTTGGTAGCGTGTAGCTGTGTGTTGGCGTTATTGGTAGTAGCGAAAGCACCAAGAGAGATGAAGTTTGCAAGAACGCCCATAGCCATTTCGGTGTTATAACGACTTATAATATGTGTTGTTGGAATCTCTGATCTGTTCTCACCACGAAGGATTTGAAAATCCCACCCATGAGGTTTGACGATACCTTGCTGTTGGTCTTTACGAATGTTAGATACTATATTAACAGCCCAATCAAGAGTTACGGCAACTTCCTCACTATATGCTGGAGAATCTGGATCAGCCGCAGTAAAGTCAAATCCTTCAGGAGCAGTCATCATGGGAAGACCAGCAAGGTCACGATCAATTCCCATAGCTTCGGTGGCTTCAGTAGAAATCTTGTAGTAATAAGGTTTATAAAGGTGACGGAGAATACTTATCCCAAAAGGACTGCGATTCTCTGTAAAGAACATATGATGAATACATTTTGAATAGGGGATTTCTGCTACGCCAGCACCATGATACTGAACAACGTTACCATTAGCATCATTTATGTAATTTATGGTAGGCTGATAGCGAGGTTCAATGTCAATAAGACGAGCACCGAAACCATCAGGCTCCCATATTTCTTCTCCTAAATAATACCCGAAATAAAGGGCAGATGTAAACTCGTCTATGATTCTCGAAAGGCCATGAGTAGTGTTTTCAAGCATTTCTTGAACAACTTTTGCCTCAGGACCCTCGAAATCATAAATGAGCCTTTTTAACGTTGCAGAAAGTAAAAGGACCAAACCACCTACGACAGGATCATTCTTCCTCATTTTATCGTATACTTTAAGACCCTCTGGTGGCATTAGCTCATGCATAGGTTCTAAAAGGGGTAGGCCAGTTTTAAGAGGATCTACTCCTAAATCTCCCATAACTCCAGGACGAGGCTTATTAACGGTTAACATAGGGCGTATTGCTTTAGACACAGTTCCTTTTTGAAGAATATTATCCATTTCTTTATAGACCGTTGGCTGTTTCCATGTTTTAAATATATTCATCTTTTTACTCCTAGCAAGTTGCAATTTGCAAATATCTAATATACAAACCTTGTAAACTTACCATAAATTGTATCATGTCTTTGTGGTTTCATTAGACTTAAAAATAATGATCTTGAGCTTTTTGGTATATAACCATTCTGACATCTTACCGAAAAACTATCCACAACGCAAGATAACATTAAAGCATCAGCATGGTCAGGTGAGGTACCAATACGACCAATCATACGTTTTTTAGGTTCTAATGCTATTTTTTCTTTTGAGAAGTCATATCGAATATTTACAAGCTCTTTCTTAAGCTCTTTAGGGGGAGGATAGGGGAAATGCAAGTCAGCAAAAGATTTCTTGAGCTTATCATAACCTTCACTACGCTTGTTGTCGTACATTTCCTCATGAAAGGCTTTCTCAGAACCTATGAAACCAATCACAGGAAACATATTCTTTTTAACAAGATTATCATAAACACCTGCACCAATACCAACGGCGTCAATAATTGCACAAAAATCTTTTCCTAGATACCTAGACTGATAAATACTTATAACCTTGTCCACAACCATGTTTGTATCATTTGTTTTAAAGTATTCCCATAGAACAATAGAGTTTCCGATACGATGGCAAAAGATAGTTTGGTCTTCACCTCCTCGAGAAACATCAACAGCAAGAATACAACGACCAGTCATGACTTCTCTGTTATTTCTTGTAACCTCATCATAAAGCTCAGCAGTTACAACAACAGAATCATCACTTCCAATGGGCAGGCCAAGAACTTTGGCTTTGTACATTGGAGAATCCTTGCCGTAACGATTGATGATTCTTTCCTCGAAAGAGGGATCAACAAGAGGGCTTTGCCTAGAATCGAAAAAGACTACTTTAAAGTTCTTACCTTTTCCTTCAGGATCGGAAATAGTATCATAGTAATAACCGCCGCTAGAAACAGGGTTTGAAATTAGAAGGATCATAGCGTTGGATTTCGTCATTGCGCCATCAAGAGCTGTAAACACAGGATCAGGCACACCAGAAGCTTCATCAACAATAATTAGAAGATGAGGAGCATGAAAACCCGCTAAGGTATCATTAAGCTGTCTACCATCCCTAGGAACAGTCCTTGCGGTAGCATACCATTCTTTAAATCCTTTAATAAAAAGGTATTCAGATTGAAGATCAAAAATAGGCTTTAATTTGCAACGATTAAGCCAAGTATGAATTTCACTCCAAAGAACATCTTTTAACTGCTTACCGGACGGGGCAGTAGTTGGAACTTTAGCATGTGGATGTGTTGAAAGGAACCATAAAGTAAGAAGGGCGGCACAAGCTGATTTGCCTGTACCACCCCCTGAGGATACACAGAAGTTTTTATGTTTTACAAGGCCATATCCTATCTCTTTCTGCTGGTCAGTAAGTCCTTGATGATCAAGCCCTGTAAAGTCAATAAAGTCCTCGACCCAACCAGCAAAGTCGTTTCCGTACTTTTCATGTAGGGCTGTACATATTTTAAGTATTTTGACTTGTTCACGACTTAGTTCCATCCTTTGATTTTACAAGGGAGTTCAAGAAACCGTCAAGGCTATCATTGTCATCACCGCCACCACGTTTAGATGTGGCCACTGATATCAAAGCTCTACATGCAGCAATAATGTCTTTATTATCCTCTGCTGTCTCGACTATGGTCGTCAACTTAGATATCGAAATAGAAAGGCCCTGCTTTTTAACTAGAGACTCTTGTCGATCACTTTCAGCCTCTACAAAAGTTTCAAACTCTTCCTCAAATTCAGGATTTAAAGCAAAGAGAAGATCGAAAGTATTCTGAGCAAGGTTTAGTTCATAGGCTATTGTTGAAAAAGGAAGACCAACTAAGAAGCGTTTTGCTATATATCTCTTTAACCTGCTGTCATTTCGATAAGCAGCCTGAAAATCTTCAAAACTGTCATATTTAAACATCTTCTTCCTCCATGTTGTAGTTAAGAAGAACATTTAGAACACGTTCAGCTACAACAAATTTATTACGACCTAGCTCACGCCACTTTTCTTTCTCGTACTGCATACGTTCACAAATGGTTCCTGCAAGGTCAGGAATATAACAGAAAACGCTACAGTCCCTCATCAGGTCCAAAAAGATATTATCAATCCACCATTTTATATCTTTTGGTAGTCTAGGATCTTTTAAAAAATCCACATAGAAGAGGGTAGGGCAGATTGGTATCATCTTTGCCACTATAACACGGCGACATATGAGTTCAAGGTCAGTCCTATGCTTTGTAACAACAGCATGATTTCTTGACTCATAAGGTCCCGTGACATATACTTTTTTCATCTTCATACAGTAAATTCAGCCGCTATCTCCGAATCAAGTTTTTCTATGATGCTTGCTATAACTTTAACTTTGCCAAGTATCCTTGCCTCAGAGATTATCAAGTCTTTGTTATCTCTAGAGAATTTTATTTTAACATTCTCCGTGGAGGGGATAACGTAGATTTTTATGTTCTTTGACCACTTTGAAATGATGGAAAAGAACTCTTCCGCTGTTTCTGAGGTTCCCATCGCGTAACGAAGCTGATCATTATTGATACCAAAGAGATTCCAAGCATAAACCTTCCAGTTTGAGAAATCATCAGTTGTATCAAGATTGTTCCTTATGAGATCCCTTATTAGTTCGCTTCTTCCCACACCTTTTCGCTTTGCTACTTCATCAAGTTTCTTTACCATGGACTCGCTGGCTTTAAATCCAATAAAAGGCATATCATCCTCCATTATGCTTTATTTTTTTCAATATCTTTCGTTTCTTTTCTCCTATCTCTAATTTCGCATACTCCATGTCAACCAAGGTTTGTATTATTTGTCTAAATTCATTTTCATCTATATCAACATAAAACATATGTAAAAGGTCTTTTACCAATATCCCATCTTCATTTGAATCAAGTATGGTTTGAACACGATATATATATTGTGATAGCTTATTGCCACCAGCAATGAGAAATGCCATACGCATCATCTTTTCAGTACGTTCAAACAATTTTATTGCACGTTCAAAATCTTTTATGGTAACAGAATATCGAAGGTCGCCAAGAGCCATTAATGAAGCGACTTTCAATAAATGTACCTTTGTTTTTCTTTCTAAATAACTAGCTATACGATAATCTTCAGTAGGTGATATATATTGTTTTCTATACCACGCGTTGAAAAAATCTCGTGCGTCTTCTTCAACCTTCATCGGTCCATATAACTCAGACAAGGACATAAGGATTTCAAGGCATTCTTGCCTTGCATTTATCTGTTCTTTGGTTAAAATAGGCTCAGGAAAACAACCTCGCTTACGGTCTAAGTAAACGAGAATACATCGTGCTAGAAAGCCTGTAGCTCCCATATCAGTGGCTAATCCAGGACCGAACCACTGAGGAACGGCGGCGGAAATGAGATTGAAGTAAGGGTTAGTTATTTCATATTCTCCTGAGTTTTTTGTTTTGTAAACATAGGCTTCATCCTTACTGTATATATCCACAAGAAATTTTACCATATCAAGACCGGATGAAAGAAGGACATTAAGCTCATCACTAGAATAGGTTACACTTGAGTGAGGAAACGTGGAAGAATCATCAATTTTATATTCTTTCATAGAAGAACTCATCTCGACTATTATCTTTTCTTTTAAAACTGATCCCTCAAGAACGGTATAACCAGCATCACGAAGCATTTTTGCTCCTAGATCTAAAGATGAGCTTTTTGAACACGTTCCAGCAGGACTTATAAGAATAATATAAAGGTTAAGAAAGAGTTTAAAATACCCTCTATCTAGCCATATTCGTTTTTCTGCCGCTCCTGCTAAAACAGATAAACCAGTCCAAACATGAAAAAGCTCGGGTGTTTCATTCCCTTGTGTGTAGTAAACGTAGCGATCAAGAAATTTACAGTAGGGCATTAGTTTATCCATTTAGAAATGTATTTTTGTTCTTCTCTCTTTGATCTCCTCTCCTCAATAAGAGCTTTTTGTTCTTGAACGCTATCATAAACACGTTCTACATCATCTAAGGTTTTAACCTCCTGAAGTTTTCCCCAACAATAACCAATTTTGAAATCACAAGGAATAACTAATTTGACCCCAAAAACATCTATTTCTTGTTCAGTTATTTCCTTCATTCGTTTCATTACTTTATAAATCGTGTTCAAATCATCATCGACAGAATCTAGGGAAGAGTCATGAACTTGAAGGAGAAAATCTGCTTCTGGAACCTCATTATGACAACGAATAATAGATTGGTTCATGTACGAAACTGAGGTTGATTGAGGAACAGCAGCAGTTGCTTTACGAATAGTATCTTCAGAGATTGGACCAAAAAACTGAATCTTTCTTCCGAAAGGAGTTTCAAAAAGTTTTGTCTTTTCTAATTGCTTACGAACAGCCTTATGCCATTCTCCAAGAGAAGGATGGAGTTTATGGTATTCAGACATAAGACGTGACGCTTCACTTTTTGAAGTCTTTAAAAGAGTGCTCATAAGCTTGACTCCAAGTAAGTAATGCGTTCCATGAGCAATCTTCTTTGCTATCTGACGATGTGTTTTGCGATTTACTTTTTCTATGGGAATGCCAAAGAGAAACGCCGCTGTTTCTGAGTGGAGATCCTTTTCATCGAAAGCACGAAGCCATTCAAGATCCTTACAAAGAGCGGCAACAACTCTGGCTTCGGCTTGGCTTAGGTCCCTTTCAATAAAGATCTTCCCTGGGTCTGATATATAGAAGATTCTGACCTCAGATGGCTGGTTTTGGTAGTTATCTCCAGTCCCGAAAATACTCTCTGAGGAGGAGAGACGCCCTGTATAGGTGCCATGAATTTTTAAGGCGTATCGAACTCGTCCGTCTTCATTTACCTTCAACTTGTAAAACTTACTCATTGTCTTGTATTCTTTTAGTTTTGAGATAAGTTGAAGCCTTTGTGAGTATGGAGTAGGAAAAGTAGATAAGTAATCAATAGCATCACCATCACTGGTAGGTTTTCCATTCTTTTTTTGAATGGGCATCTTCCAGTCATCATATATTAGTTTTTTAAGCTGAACATGAGAATTTACATTTACAGGACCTATCGTTTCCTCTTTGATCCTCTCAAGAATATCTATAGCTCTCTCGTTTTTATCAGCAAACTCCTCGACTGCATAAGGGTCAACATCCATGCCACGAAGCATAGCAGAAAGGCAAGGACGGATAAGTTTCATATCAAAATCATAAACTTTTTCTGTTCCCCAGGACTTAAGCTCCTCACCTATTTTAGGATCAATTTCTTTTGTTAAGCAACAATCCTTACCACAATAGATGTAAAACTTTTCCCAGTCAATGTTACCATAAACTTTCTTTATTTCTTTATCTGCATTAAGGGCTTTTCCCTCTCGACCTTCATCTTTCCAATATGGCTCAAAGGTATAAACTGATGAGCAAAAAGCGAGAGATTTAGGAAGGGTTGGATAAGCCGCATGCTGCTTAAGCATGGTATCACAGACAATGTTTTTATAAAGAATGCGATAATAATACGCTCCATGCAGGCAATCGAAAAGGGCATTATGAAATCCTTTAGGGGTTGATGACTTTGCCATTTTTCCTATCGCCCTTAAGACAGAGGGCAGTTTTAGAATTTCTTTTGTAAGGACAAAGGCATGGTCTTCCTCGAAAGCCATACCGTAAGCAGTCATTACCTTTCCTGCGGTTTCAATGTCAATAATAAGAAGGTCGTTGAAGTCGGTAAATTTCTCAAGGAGTGCTATAGCCTCAAAAGGAGATTTTATGATTTCAACATCCCTTCTTGGATAGATTATTTTACTTGTTTCACAATCACTGATAGCTTTTGCTAAATCATTTACAACTACTGGTTCATATTTTCCGTTACCACGGATTAGGAATCCAGCATGAAATGTTGAATAAACCTTTAAGTCCTCAACAAGTGAGCAAGGAACCGCTGTTCCACGATACTTTGTTATGCCCGAAAGACCAGTCAGCATTTCAAAGGCCTTTGCTCCCAAGGCTATAACTGTAGTTAATCCTCGCTTCTTCCAGGCTATTAAATCTTTACGAAGCTGCTCACGTCCAAACTCAATTTCCTCTTTTGGTAATGTATCATAGATGTTTTTAAAAGGTTGGACATGAACAGTATTTGTTATAGGAACAGCATAACGGTCAACTCCAGCTGCTTTAAAAAGCTTGTTCATGTAATACCCTTCAGGCCCTGTAAAGGGTATTCCAGTTTGCATCTCTACTGCTCCTGGAGCCTCAGCAACAATAGCATATTTAAAGTTGTTTGAGGTACATTTGAAATCAGGTATATATTGGATTAATTTTCTCATGTTTTCCCTCATAAAATGGCCATAGAACCAATGAAAAAACCGGGTTCAGAACGATCACGGGTACTCTTTTTAGCCCCACAGTAAGGACATATCGTTTCCGTCTTGGTTCCGGTATAGTCCCAAGAGGCTCCGCATTTACGACATATAAGATGATTTTTAATTTTGCTTTTCATATCTTATTCAACCATCTCTCCATCACCTCACCCCCATAAAATGCGGGACGCCCCCGATGGACGCCCCGCACGAAGGAGGGTTGAGCCGGGAGGCAGGAGTCGAACCTGCACGACTAGGTTTTCCCACCTGGCGTAATTGGTAGTAGCCAGAATCACGCTCAACCAGCTTTGCGATCTGGGAACCCGCGACGACGAGCACTGGTATTTGCTCCCTAGTCTCCCGTCCAGCGTCTAATTCCGCCACTCCCGGCATAAGCGCCGGTCAATATAAAACCATTGGTGAAAAGGTTCTATGTCATGTCGGTATATATAAAGCCCAGCAAACGGCATGTTTTAACCCATTATATAATGGATTATCATGCGTTGTCCATTTATACCTTTTTAACACCCTAGTTAATTGTCATTTGCAATTTGCTCGTCTTCTAACGTTTTAAGCCAATCACGACAATAAGTAACTGCCCTATCATAATTTGCTTTGCTTTTCTCACATCCTATGAAAGCACGTTTTGTAAGGTAACAGGCTCTAAGAGCATATGCACTGCCGGCGAAGGTATCACAGACAACATCTCCTGGAAGGGAGAACATTTCCAAAAAGCGGACTCCCAAGCTGTCAGGTTTTTGAGCAATATGTATTCTATCTTTTCCTTTAACTGTGGGGTAAGGGAATACATTTGCTTGCCCTTTGATGGAAAGTTCAGCCCCTGATCCTTTCCAACCAAATACTGCTTGTTCAACTATACTTCCTGGCTTATGGTCTGGATCATTGGAGCGTCCTGAACTGTTAGTTTTGACCCAGAAGAGCGGAGTGTTGGAAATGAAAAATCCTGCCTTTGACATGAGGTCTTTGACAGGCTTTGCAAAATCGAATGAGGTCCATATAATACAGAACTTATTGGGTTTAAGGATTCTGTAATAATGCGGAATGCATTCGGCGATAAGGGACATAACTTCTTTAGGATCGTCCTCGTAGGTATCATAATTTTCTCCTCCTCCAATATCATCATATTCCATGCCAAAGGGAGGATCAGTAAAAACAAGACTACAGCACTCATCATCAAGACTTTCTAAGAAAGGAACAGCTTCCATAAGCTTAAACCCTTTCAAAAGATCGTCCATTCTTAGGCTCATAGATGAAATAACCTTTTTTACCCTTTCACTACGAACAGTTTCAAGAAGCTTTTTTCTTTTTATAGACTCAATAGTATGCATTGCCTCAGAAACAGTTTTGCATTCTTTAACTTCCTCTGGAAACTCCAAGAAAGAAAGCATTCTACTGACATAAGCCTTATCTTTTCCAATGATACGACCAGTATCTTCTAATCTCCAACCCTTCCTTTTGCTTTTTCCTCCAGGAACTGCTACACCATAAACAGAAACGTAACTTGCATGTATATCTCTGACCAGTGAAGCTGCCTCAAGAGGTTTAAAATCTTCCCTCTCGTTGTTTCCTATGAACTGGATTACAAGATCATTGGCAACTTTAAGGTTTTTTCTCTCCATAAAGTGTTCAAATTCTTCAAGTTCTGTATAACCTAAAACCTCGGTTAAGGCACGAAAACGTCTACGCCCTTCGGTAATAATAAATTTATCATCCTGTTGCTCGACAAGGATAGGATAAAGCAATCCGACTTCTTGGATAGAGAGAGCAAGGCTTCCTATATCAGTTGTTTCTTTACGATAATCAGAGGGTATACAAAAATTTTCAATGGGTATTTTTCTCATTGTTGCCCCCAAGAAAAAGGGGGCTCCGAAGAACCCCCTTCAAGATAAATCTACTAGCCGTTGAAGGCTTCCATTGATTTAACCTGGTTGGTCTGGCCGTTACCATCCGTGCGATCCTTAACCTCCAGGGTAACGGTGGCTTCAGCGCCTATCAGGTCTTCAGTATCAAGCTCGCTACCAGACTCGACACCGATAAGCTCAGCATACTGCTTGACCTTCCACTCAACCGACAGAACCACGTTGTCGAAGAAGTTCTTGCCTTCCATCGGGCCATCAATAACTGTCCACTTAACAGACAGCATATCATTGCCCTTTGAAGACTTCTTAAGCTCGACATCCACTATTCGAGCAATGTACGTACCAGCGGGGATCGGCTCAAAGGTTGAACTCACATCTTCCAGATTAAAACCCAAACTAAGTCTTGCCATTGTGTTTCCTCCTAAATGTTTTTTATTTTTGCTACTATCCTTACCTACCTATTCATCTATGGGGGGTGTCCAGGTAGGTTCAGGAAACTTCCTGCCATAGGCGGTTTCAAAGAACGGACGAAGCTTTGCATACGTGGGATACTGAATGTCAGGAATAAGAGCATAAGATCCAGTATTTGTAACGGGGTCTGGAACGCTTTGCAATGTTCTGATAGCCTTACGATTGTTCCCGCCTCCGCGAAACTCTGTCTTCATATAAAGGTAGTCAGTAACAATTGCAGGAACAGCGTAACGCATCTTAGTTGGGATAAGAATAAGCCGCTGTAACGCTCCAGTAGCTTCATCTTTCATATACTCTTCATGGCCTAAGAGAATGACCGTGCATTTGCATGAAGCGGCCTTCAAGAACTCGAAAAGCTCTTTCATCTCCATAACGAAAGTGTTCCAGTCTTGAAGCTGTAAAGGTCTATGACCTGAAGACCTCTCAATTTTTTTCTGTAGAAAGTCAGCAATTCTTGTTAAGTGGTCAAGAACAAGAGTATCGTTTTCAGTGAGTTTGTAAGAAAGGACCTCAGTCATTTTCTTTACTTTCTCCCATCCCGAAAGGTTCCCAAAAGCTTTTCCGCAAAGTTCTGCAAATTCAGGATCGGTAGTTTTTGACTCATCAATACGATACTGTTTAAGGTCGAAATCAAGTTTATATTTTTGTCTTAAGCTTTTAACACTTGCAAGACCATCCTCAGTGCTGATAAAATGACAGTTGCCAAATTGTGACGCAAGCACTGTCTTGCCAACCTTACCAGGACCCCATAAAAGAATTATAGGTTTTCCTGTTGAAACATCATTAAGGCTTCCCATCTTTTTCTCCCTTTACTTTATAAAAGTTAGTTGGAGCTTGTCAGCGTTTCCAGAGAAAGAAACTATTGTCCTCATGAACGAACAGCTTTTGCATGTATGTACAGGAACATCGTTTAAAATTATAGACTTTTTTCCCACGATGATAAGTTCCATCTTGTCTGCAATGGCTGAAATCATCTGTCCTCCACAGAGAGGACATTTTTTATCATTTGCTGTTACCATGCTAAATCCTTTGCTTCTTGGTTTATCTCATACTTTATTTTGATGAGTGTTTGAGCGGTTAAAGCATCAGCTTGACAGATTGGTTTATATGGACAAACATGAGAACGTCCGAAAGCATAGCAAGCTGTGGGGTTCTGAGGCCAAATATTATTTTTTGTACAAAGTTCACAGTAATCAAGCTCTTGCTCTGTTTCTTTCAGCCATAATTCACACTTATCCTTATCAGGTTGATAATAAATCCTTTCAACACTCGTTTTTACAGGATCAAAGAGGTTTATCATGATTCCTTTTGCTTCTGGATAACTTTGCTTTCCTCCTATGTAGTAGGAGATAAATTGATCGTTAGGATCAACTTCAACGAAAAAGCGATTTGTTGTTTTGTTCTCTCCAAACCATAAGACCGAGTCCTTGATGCATCGACTATCTACAACGCCTTTCCATACATGTTTTCCAATAGGAAAGGTAAAAGATTCCTCTGAATCTCTGACAATGATCATACCTTTAGTTTTCTTCACATAATCTTTTAGCAAAGCTAGAGCAACAAACTTAGTCTTTTTCCTATCCAAAGGCCATGTTAAACCTTCCAGATAAGCAATGGCAAGGTCTAAGTTGTCAGTTTTATGCCAAATATCAATAGCCTCATGTAAAACTTTCCCGAAGAAAAGGTCTATGTTTTCTCCTCCCTTTAGCACAAGTCCAAGAACGTACTGGTAATAAAACCTACGCTTGCATAATTTGAAAGTGAAGAAGGAGGAGGAACGAACTAGCATCCTAAGCTCCTTTCCTTAGTCCTTTTGCAATTAAAGCATCGAAAGCTTCCATAGAAGCTTTTTCCTTTTTTGACTGTGTTCTACGAGAAGGAGTCTTTGCCTTGATTTCTTGCTCAAACTTTTCAAGCTCCACAGAATTAAGCTTAGTTACAATAGCTTGAATTTCCGCATCATCAAGTTCAGATATATCTTTTCCTTCTAAAAGTTCTTCAAAAGTAGCCATTTAAAAACTCCTTAAAATGCGGGGGATAAGGCCATTAGACCCTATCCCCCCAAGTGAAAGGGGAAAACTATTCGTCGTCTACGTCAAGAGCCTCAAGCCTATCAATAATAGCCTGGAAGTCATTCTTCTTGAAGAGGTCCTGGACTTCCCTCTTAAGCTCAGGATTAAGCGAAAGATCATTAGCCTTATCCATGATAAGATCAAGTGCACGGTCCTTCTTACTTCTGGAAGAACCTCCACCAGGACGATAATCCTCAACCAGCTTTTCAACCTCTTCCCTGGACTTGCCCTGCCGGAAACCATCCCTGGCTATTCCCTGCTTCTTTACCTTAAGGCCGCTATTAAGCAGGAACAAAGCGCCTTCCTTGGTGTAAAGCTCAACAGCCTCCTCCAGTGTCGTCGGCAAAGTCATAGAAAATTCCCACTGATCACCCTTGCTGCTCTTAACAACCTCATTTGATTCACGCATTTTTAACTCCTTTCAAAGATTTTTTGGTTGTTTTGCTTAACCATGCGATTATGTATACGCCATGTTATCGTTTCTTTTGTCCCGTTACCCTTTTCGGTTTGCTAGATGCAAAAGGCACAATAATTGCGTTAGGGTTTCGTATTTTAGCGATTATGGTTTGCGCCAGGTTTCTTCCAAGGACATTAGAAACTACATCCTCACGCTCAAGCATCTGCTTTTTTGTGGTTATACCAAGGCTTTTTAATACCTGTGCACGCTTTCTGCCTATACCTGGAAGAGAAACTATTTCAAGCATTGTCTCATCACATCCATTTGTTATCATGAGCTGTACATCGTTGAGATAGTTCTTGTTTACGCCAGCTATTGCTAAGGCGGCGATCCATCTTTCAGAATCCATAACAAAAGGAGGAACAATAACTGTAGCTGTTCCATGCAATGTTTTGCCTTTTAGCCAGGAATATAAGCAAGAAGCTAATACTGTTTGCTGCCCATAGTTCATATCAATAACATCATCAAGGTCTTTAGGAACAAAGGAAGGAACAGCAAGTGATGGAATATCAGCAAAGGCTTTTGCTATAAGGAGTGGAGAGTATGGTTGATCAGCAAGACTTCGACGCATATAAAAAAGATCTATAGGATCAACATACATTAAGGCAGCCGCTCGACCAAGATTAGTTGCAAACAGGTTTCCATCAGCTCCCTTTCGGATAGCATTGTACTGAAGGAGAAAATCTATAGCTTCATTTATGTAAATTTTGTGCTGGCGTCCTCCGAGAGTTTTAGAGATAAAATGCTCAATCTCAGGTTTCTGCATGGCTTCTCTAGCTATGAAGGAACAAATATGAAAGTAAAGACGCCCAGGAAGTTGAGAGATTATAGGAGGCATTTTCTTAATTCCTTCCTTTACCCTCTCTGTATCATTTGGCCTAGTTATAATATAAACCCTTCCCACGCTGCTAAGGCCGTATCGACCAGATCTTCCTGCCATCTGCTTAAGGTCATAAAGTTCAACATCAGCAGGCCCACGATGAGCACCGACTATAAAAGCAATATCAGCAGGCAAGTTTACCCCCCAAGCAAGGGTTGACGTGGCAACGATAGTTGAAATTTTCTTTTCTTTAAATGCCTTTTCAATGTTGTGCCTTTCCTCTTTAGAAAGCTTAGAATAGTGAAAGGGGATTCCGAGCTGTTTGCTTATCTTATGGCCTTTACTTATGGTATGAACAAAGATAAGCATTTGTTCATCAGGATGCTGTTGCCGGACTTTATTTATCAGGTCTATAGCATCAGATTCAAAGTCCCATTCATTCTCTCGACCTTCGTGAAAATGATACTCATGTGTTATTGGCTGGTAGTCAGTATCAATAACATGAGTTTTCTTCCCATTTAAGCAATGAAGCCACTCTCCAAGCTCCTCAGCATTGGGAATTGTAGCAGATAAGAAAATGATTCTAGCTTTTGGGTTAAGGAGAGCAAAGCGAGTAAGGCCAACCTCGAAAGCATCTCCACGACGAGGGGAGTTTAAAAGGTGGCTTTCATCGCAAACAATGGTTCCTACGGACTTAAGCCAATTCTTTGCACCTCGAGATCGTGAATCAAGAGCCTCAGTTGTCATAAGGATCAAGTCTTCGACTATTGGCGTAGGTTTTGAATCATGATCACTGGTTATGGCTCTGATTTTATAAGGTAAATTTTCCCAAGCTTTTAGCTTTTCATTTGTAAGAGCCTTAAGAGGCGATAGGTAAATAGCTTTTTGTCCTGCTTCCAGGGAAGAGAAAAGAAATTGCTCCCCCGAGATAGTTTTTCCTGATGATGTTGGAGCTTTTAGGATCAAGTTGCAATCCTCATGCATGTATTTTGCAGTTTCTTCCTGCATTGGGTTATACGTTATGCCTTTATGCATCATCTTCCTCCTTAAGAGCTTCAAGTTTTAGTGTTCCATGCGCTTCTGCGCTTAAGACATAAACAGGTTTAGCGAAAAGAATCAGAAAAGAGCCATCCGCAAAAACCTTATTTATGAAAGGCTGTGTGGCGAAAGTATTTATGGAACAAAACTCTCCAAGAATGGCCCTCATCATGGTTTTTCTGTTGTAAGCAACTACCTTTGCGACTAAGGAATCTGGTTCTTTCTTTAAAGATCCTGGAAAGCCTTCATTGTAGATGTGAATGATGTCAAAGGATTCTAAGGTGTCAACCATAACATATTCATCGAGGTAGTTTATAGCATCCTTTTGAGGTTGAGGCATCTCTTCCAAGGTAGGTCTTTCTATTTGCATTTTGGCTCCTTTCTGTACCATTCCATAAAAGCTGAGAAATCTACTTTTTTAAAATAGGGGATTTTACTGAGTGGGTTTGTGTTAATAACCTTAATACCTCTTTCAGACAGTTCTTGTGCAGGAACTTTAAAGCGAAGGGCTTGACGAAAAAGTTTTTCATCCGAAGGAAGATTTTTATGTACATTGTGCCAGTTGTTTTCTCCTTCTAAGCCTTTATACATATCAAAACCAAGAAGAACAATTCGCTTAGCTCCTAGCAGGTAGGCAAGGTTGACTGCCGCAACACCTGTATTACCGCCAGCTAGCCATTCATTAGGGTTTAAGGGTGATTTTGGAGAGTGCCAACAAAGGCTAAAGCCATCATAGGCAAGACCTTCTACATCAGAATTTTTCCTTATGTAAATAAGAGAAGGATCTATCATACAGGCTTGTTTAGACATACAAAACTTCATGCCTTTAAAATTCCTTAATGGCTTTCTATTTACTTCCTCTTTCCAGAAATCAAGATCCCCCATGAGACATACTTGTACCCAATCACCTAGGATGAAAGCTCTGTTAGTTCCAATGACCTTTTCCCCTTTTAACGGGGAATAGTCAAAGTTTTTAAGACTAGAACCTCCTCCAATGATGAAAACTGTCTCACCTTTCCATAAAGGAGTGACTAGCTGGCGGTTTAACATTTAGGCTCCTGGTGCGGTTCGTCGCTTATAAAGGCTTAACGAAAGTCCTTTGCTGGAATCATAATAGCGAAGAACAGCATCTATGCTGGAAATGCAACCTTTAAGGATTTTTCGCTCCTCGACAGTAAGAGAAGGCTTTTCCATAGTCTTCATTACCTCATCTTTAATCTTTACGAGCTTGTTTTTAACTGCCGACCTTTCCTTTTCCCATTTTTGCTCTACTGTTAAAGCCATAAAAGTCTCCTTTCAAGGATTTTGTGCTGTAAGCCAGCAAATTTCAGTTTGCAAATAATTAATGTTTTGAGAGTTTCGCCTTAAATCCCATTTTGCCTTCTTCCATTTGTTAGAAAGTTGGTAATACCTTAAACCAAGGCGCTCACTAGCTTTCACAAGGGAGAAATCACAATCAAGCATAACAGTAACAATTCTCTTTTGCTCCTCGTCACTGAATGGAATTGAGATAATGACCTCATTAGGAGATGTTACATGAAACTCTTCCTGGAAATCATACTCCACAACACCCTTTCTCCTTGTTTGCTTTCGCAAAAGATCCTTAAGTCTATTAAACATCAGCTTTCTAACATAAAAGTACATGCTAGGATCATAAGTTTCAACATGTCTCCACGCATGGATAACGCACTCTTGAACCTTATCTTCAAAGTCCATTCCCTCAATATAAAAGCGCCCAGCTATGCTCTTAGCGATACCATAGAAGATTTCAACTTGATCCATATCATCTGCCTGCCATCCAAGACCAATCTTTTTCTTCTATTCTAGCCATAAGCTTAATGATTCCATCATCAAACTCATCATCGACTTTGCGCTTGTAAGCACCCCAGACATCTGCGACAGACTGAGAAATTATGGACTTCTTAAGGTTGAAATCAGTGATTCCATACTGACTGCATATGGCGTTCACTATGTTTTCAAGCTGTTTTAGCAAGTCTCCACGATGCCTGCGAATGTCTATCGAAAGATAGAAAGGATCTTCAAGGAAGGATTTGTTGTCAAGCTTCTTTGCTACACTCTCGACAAGGGAAGGTGAGGAAAGACCGAACTCAACATAGGCGAAGGCAATTGAGCAAAGATAAGACATGAAGTTAAATGACGCTGCAAATTCCCCTTCTTTGCTGTCAGGCATATTTTCTGCGTAATGTTTATAGATATTATAGGTCTTGAGTGCCTGATCCTTGATATTATCACTCTTTTCTATGTTGTAAATGAGAGGAAGGAATTTGAACTTTGAAGGCAAGACGATACATGGAAGGTCAAAATCACTTAAATCCTTCCTATGCTTTTTGCATGTTTCTATACGATGTTGACCATCAATTACCTCATAATAATCATCGACAGCAACAACCAAAAGAGGTACAAGGAAACCATTAAAAATACTTCCTAAAAGCTTGTTCACAAGCCCAGATGAAAGCTCTCTCTGAAACTCTCCCACCTTTAGCTTGCTTACTGGAATCAACTGAAACTGAAGTTCCAAACCCTGCATCGGCTCTGTAAACGTAAAACCAGTACACTTTTTTCCCATCTTGGACTCCTCCTATAGTTTTTAGCGGCTTATAGCCGTGAAGCTAAAATCTTTTCTTTTACTTTTTCTTCTGTAATAACAAGTGAAACCAGTTGGGATAGTAAAGCACGCAAGGTGTAGTAATTAGTAAATCCACATTCAGATACATATTGACGTTCTATATTTATGTTCTGATCTTTAACGCTATAAACATAAGAAATAGTCAATGGCTTTACTATCCCATCTATGGATATTGTGGTTTTATAATCGAAAATTAAATGTTCCATCGCAAGTTTGACAACCTCAAGTCATCTTTATCTTTGTTTTCAAACCATGTACGGTTTGGTGTCTGGCCGGTGAAGGATTCTATCATTAAAATATGAACCATTTTTGCCCTATTGTCAATTGACACTTGACGGAATCCCCTGTTGATTCGATAAGGTTTTAAAAACGTTTTCCTTTTCATTGAATACACCCGCCCGAAGGAAGATACAAGATAATTCTTCGAGTTGTGGGCATAAACAAATTGTTCCTCAGGATGTATTTTTTTAATGTTTTTTGGCAAGTTCATAGTATCTCCCAGTAATACACTATCGTTAATGAGCCTTTAACCATGTTCTTAGTCTTCGACAGCAACAGTAAGATTCATCTTTGCTCCTTTCATTTCCCCATCAAGAAAAGTTATATCGAAGAAAACTACAGTCTCTCCTCCTATCCCTCCACGACTGTAAATTATAGGCTCACCTATAAAAACATGAGCCAACGTACTCTCCAGATTTCCTATGTTTTCCCGTAAAAGCTTAAAATCCTCAAAACTTTCAGTGTGTTCATCAATTGATTTTTTACTCATCTGCAACCTCCTTTCTTTATTTTACCTCAAAAATATGCCATGAAACATTTCCCTTGCGGAAAGAACCAACATAGGCCATTCCGACACCTACCATTTTCATCTCGAAAACTTTATTAGGGCGCACTATAATAAACCTACGGATGCCAATGTCATCAACATCACTAGTACGCACTAAAGCGGAAATAATGAGCTCATCATTCTCAAAGATAACGCTAAAAACCTGAGCACGAATAGGCATATCGACAATGTAAGACCTCTGAGGATCATGCTCATTAGTAAAATTACGCTTATACTCCCTGATTATGAA